TGATGGATTATTTCCCGTGTATGATTACAATGATGAAGCAAGTAGAAAATGAGTTAGAAACCATCAGTAATGTATTCCCTCTACGAAGCGGAATAACTTCCAATTATATTCGGTTGGACACGATTACATTAGTTCATTTGCTTCTAAGAAAAGAACAAGGAAACAAAGGAGATTATACAGATGAAGGAAATACCAAAAAGCACGAAGATAAAATATGGAATTTCTTTTTTCGCACGGAACGGAAACTATTTACAAAGACAGGATATTCCTTCCATCATATGATTTCTACGGACGGAGTTGGTGTAAGTATTTTATTTTTACGGAAGGACTTGGTAGGCAATAAGATACCAAATACCAAAAAGAATGCACCCAAAGAATTGTATATTGATGAATTGAATGATTATTCTGCTTTACAAAATAAGAAGATTGTTGGGATAGACCCTGGTAAAGAAGATTTGATTTATTGCGTAGATGATGCTTCCAAAGATGCAACCATATTTCGTTATTCTCAAAACCAACGAAGAAAAGAAACAAAACTGAAAAAATACAACAATATTATTCTTGCTATGAAAACCAATAAAATAGATGGTAGAACTATCATAGAATATGAAACTGAACTATCTAATTTCAATAGGAAAACATTGGATATTACAAAGTTCAAAGAATATATACAAGCAAAAAATCGTATCAATCATATTTTATTTGGATTTTATGCGAAGCAACTATTTCGTAAATTGAAGTTTGGTAGGTATATCAACACAAAACGCAGTGAAATAAAAATGATTAGCAACTTCAAGAAAATATTTGGAAAACCCGAAGATGTTGTAATTTGTATTGGGGACTGGGAACAGAAGAAACAAATGAAATTCAAAGAACCAACATTAGGAATAGGAATACGAACTCTATTCAGGAAGAACAAATATAAGGTGTTTTTAGTAGATGAGTTTAGAACATCATGTAAGTGTTCCAATTGTAATGGTGGAGTATGTGAGAAGTTTATGGTAAGAAAAAATCCAAAGCCAAAACCAAAGAAAAGTAAGGAAAATCAAAAGAAAGAAATAAAATACGATGAAACTCGGTTGGTTCATGGACTACTGCGCTGTAAGAGCGGTTGTGGTTTATGGAACAGAGACCGTAATGGTTCATCCAACATCTACAAGATAGCATATCAAGCAATACATAATTTAGAAAGACCAAGTTATCTATGTAGAGAAATCAAAAATAATCAAGGTTCTTTACCGAGTTCCTATAAACAAACTATACAAAGGACTGAAAAACCCAACCTTAAACTAACTAAAGTGAAACGACTTAAAATTGTTCCATTTTAAATGTTCAAGGGTGTATATTATTGCATTGATAACATCAGTAATATTTAGTATTCTTGATGTTTTCACTTTATCAACGGAATCTGGTTTTATAAAATTTTGTAACTTGAATAATATTATACTTATTATATAAATGAATTTGAAAAAACAAATTACAAAATTTAATTGGTATCAAGTATTCATGGCATTATTTTTATTACAATGGATCTTAACAATGCTCCTAGAAAAAAAATTTATTATCATTGAATTTATCCTAATGGAACATAATTGTGAATTTCCATTTATTTTTTATCCAATAATTATTGCTTGCATTATTAAATTTATCTTCCCCAAATTCACTATATTATCATGTCTTTTTATTGCATTTGTTATGCAATGGATATTATTTTTAAATGTAAATCCTTATCCTATTTCCATGGACAATAAACTTGCTGTCATGAATAATATTCCTGAAAAATTTAGACCAGAAATACAATATTCTTTAGTAGATATATCCGACAAATCGATTGAATATCCTATTATAATAAAACCAATTATTTGTAGCGGGTGCTCGGTTGAAGTTCATATTGCAAAATCATTTTCTGATTTACAAAATATATTAAATAAAATAAAGGATAGATCCCAATACATGGTTCAAAATTTTTTGGAAGATTACGATGTGGAAATTTGTGTTTTATTTGAAAAAATGCCGTGGGAAGAATCTGGGAAAATTATAGAAATTTATGAAAAAACGAACACAAATCAAATAAGAAATTATATTAAATATAAAACATCCAATAAATCTCAGATGATAAATGATACTACAAACAAATTGTTTAATGATATAAGTAAATTGGTACCTGGATTAAATACAGGTCGCTATGATATTCGTCTTAAATCGATTGATGATTTAGAAAAAGGGGAGTTCAAAATTGTGGAAATCAATGGAACAATGGGAATGTCTTTATTTCCAGGTGTATTTGACAATTGGCTATTATCTGCATATTTACATTTAAAAAATGATACATTTTGGCATTTACGTCGAGTTTTAATCGGTGCCTCTAATATAATTCTAATGAGAGGCTATTCACTATTAAATTTACCAATTGCAATGTTCAAATCCTATAAAAGTATGACAATGTGTTGTAATTGGGAAAATTTATTTTCATTATATAGTTAAGACCGTCGTTTTCGAACATTCAAAAACCTCTGCATAATTTTCGAAAAATCAATTTTCGTAGCATAATATAGAGCCTATGGAAAATTCATATGATTCCCACTTTCTATCTCAAATATTCAGCACTCAAAACAGATTGGAAAATATATTAGAAGAGATTGTTCAAAATATTTTTAATTTATATGATGACGATGGTGACGGAAAATTAGATATTAATGATTATATTAGTTTCATAAGTGATTTGATGTATATATCTATATTAATGAATCGATTAGATGGAACAGCATATACCATGGATAATTTAATGAAATTTGCCAAATGGTCATCTTCTAATTTTGAAACCAATTTATTTAGAGAACCACAAAAAGAAATATCTTATGAATCATTTGTACATGGTGTAATATATGCATTGACGGAAAACAAACATTTACCAGTTTTGGGACAAGCCAATTTTTTATGTTTATCTTCATTTATTCCGGAAATACTAAATTATTTTAGTTATTATACGAAAATTTCAAAAAGACGAGGCTGGCCAACCATTGATATATCGGAAGAATCGAATAACGATAGGGATGAAGATATAATACATTGTCCATTTCAAACTAGATTAGAATTAATAAATCAAACAAACAATACGCAACAAAGATTACAACAAATAACGAATGGTGAAATAACTAATCTAGAAATAAGCGGTAATCTAGTAGTTAGTTCTACCGAAAATGTTAGACAACCTGCTCCGATATTACAACAATTATCTAATCAAGAACAGCAAATACGGGAATATCAAAATAGAAGGCGTGTTCAATATCAATTGGATAGAATAAGATTGACACGCGAACACGAACTCATGAGAGAACGCGATCAACCACAACAGCTGCAGTCGCAACAACAACCACCACTGCAACAACAACAACAACCACCACTGCAACAACAACAACAACCACCACTGCAACAACAACAACAACAACAACAACAACAACAACCACAACAACAACAACAACAACCACAACAACAACAACAACAACAACCACAACAACAACAACAAGAACTACAAGAGCAAGAAGTACTGCGCAGACAGCAAATTATGCAACAGCAAATTTCACAAATTCAAAGATTACAACTGCAATTAAGAAATCGAATTCGGCAGGAAGAATTTTCAAGACAAAACATAGATCAATTTGGCGATACTACCGTAATAACTACACCACCCCACGAATTGAAAGATTATGGAAATATCGTTATAACAAAAGAAACGATGGGGTATGATCCAATAGACGGCGAAGTTTCTATTATAGATTTTATAAAAATAAATCCTGAGGATAATATTGTATTCAGAATGAATGAACATTATTATATGGCAAGTAAAGAACGCATAAAATCAATGATACAAATTGGTGAAAAAGATAATTCTGTGTTTTATGGCTGCATTTGTGAAATAGTAGGGAATTGGACAGATCCTGAAACCTGGGGATTATTAGAACAAACAGTAATACCCGAAATTCGTTATTTTAATATCCAACAGTTAGGATTACCGATTCGTTATGTTAGTCTAAAAGATATTCAAGCAATATTGGATGGAGAACATCACTATTTTATTATAGAAAAACCAGAAGACTCTAATATAATTCCATCGTTCGCGAGTGATAATATATTAAACCATGGCGTTGGATCCATGTCTGGTAGTCATTGTCAAGATGGTCAATCTGATATTGTTTATACAATAAAAAAATTTACACCGATCGATAATTCTGACCCGCCACCACTTACCATCGAAGGAATTGTTTTATTATAGATATTTTTGAAAATGAAAAATATCTAAACGTGCTCTATACATCATAATATGGATTGTCGTGTATGTTCATTCCACAATATTCTTGTGGTTTATTTTTATAATCAATAGGATTATGTAACCCAGATTCTTTGGCTTCTTCTAATAAAAATTTAAAGTTATCCCAGAATTCGCTTTTATGTCCTATCGATTTTGTCATTATATGTGACAATTCGTGAATAGCAACAAACATCAAAGTACTTTCATCAATCAAGTCGTTATCATCCTTTTTTTTACGGTTCAAACAAAACGCTAATTTTTCACCTTTATTCTCACTATATGCAGTGTATTCACTTGTTGGTAGTGTTTCCATCACTTTTTTGGGATTATATCCTTTTACTAAACGCTGAATGTTTTCTTTAGTTGGATATTTTTTATCTACATAATCAACTAAATTTTTACATTTTTCTGTAACAGATGCGAGTAAATCAGTAGCGGCTTGTAATTTTTCACGTTCTCTCACACAATATTTATTTCCATCTACAGTGGATACAATGCATTTTAATTGAAAACTTTCTATATTATCAAAATAAATATAAATGCATACAAATATTATAAATCCAATGATACAATATCCTAAAGTATCATATTTATTCATTTTTTTAAATTATGTATAATAAAAACGCTTATACATAATTGGCTGAAAAGAAAAATTACCATAATATTTTATAAATTGCGAATATTAGATAATGTTTTGTATTATTTTTCATTAACGTTTGAATGGAGCTGTATTCATGCTGCTTAATTTATTTGAACCAGCTGGTGTCCCACGAGGAGCTGGTGTCCCACGAGGAGCTGGTGTCCCACGAGGAGCTGGTGTCCCACGAGGAGCTGGTGTCCCACGAGGAGCTTGTGTCTTATGCGGACCTTGTGTCTTATGCGGACCTTGTGTCTTACGTTGAGCGTGTTGCTTATGCGGACCTTGTGTCGCGCCTTCTCTAAATCCTTCAAAACCAGCAGATAAACGCCAAACTAATTTATGCGTAAAATGCCAAACAATGGCAAAAATCAAACCGTGAACCAACGCAACTGTCATCAATCCACTTTTTGCAGGAAAACGCACAAGAACGCCAGGGGTTAATGCGAAAAACAACAAAGCCGTGTAAATAGTAACAATCCAATTCATCGTTATTATATATAAATATGTGAAAATAAAATTCATGAGATTTCATCAAAATATTTTTGGATAACACCTAAACTTGGTAGTTTATCGGATAATAAACAAACCGTCATTCTGTCTCTAGTGAAATATTTACGAATTACATCACGAACATCATTTTTTTTCAAATTTCGAATACATTTTTTATAAATATCATCATAAGGAATAATATCACGAATTGTATTATTCACCAAAAATTCGAATCCATTGTATTCCGCTCTGTTTGCATTTTTTGTACTTTGAATCATCCAATCACCTTCTTGATTTCCTTTTGCGATATCCACTTCATTATCAGTAACACCATTTTTAATCAAATCACCCAAACAATCTATCAATAAAGGGAGAACACCTTTTCCGCGCGAACCATTTTTCAATAGTTTTGAGGATTCTGTTTGTGTAAAAATCGTAAAAACACCGGTTTTTTCGTGGTTCTCTGTTTCTACACGAACACTATAGGTGAGTCCGTGTTTTTCTCGCAACAACATGAATAGACGACCACTCATTCCACCTACCAATATGGTTTTCAATAATTCAAGTTTATATTTATCAGTGGAATTCATTGCACAAGTGCGAAAACCAATGGTTAATAGCGTATTTTCAACACCATTTTTCTTCTCTAGATGAAATTGAATATTTTGTTGCGGGGCTAATGTGTGGTTTATCACAATATTATTGGTAAGGTTTGGTTTCATACAGGTTTTTTTGGATAAAAAAGTCGAAGAAATAAGCGATTTAATTTTAGAAAAAGGCATCGTTGAAACTACACTCACGACCATGTTCTCTGGTTTATAAAAATCATGATAAAAATCAAGAACATCTTTATAATTTGGATAACTCCCTTTGGAATGATACTTTATAGAATCCACAGGATTCGCATAAGAACTCCCTTTATATAATAACGCATCCGAGTTTACATAAATAATTTCTTCAAAGTCATTATTATCATCTATGTTTTCTTCCATTACAACTTCATATTCCTTCTCATACTCTTTTTTAGAAAATGTAGAATTTAATACCATGTCACCTAATATACTAAAACAGTTATGAAAATAATCATTTTGACAAGTCACCATGTAGCAGGTTGCTCTTTTTATTGTAAAAGCATTAAAATCCGCACCTATTTTGTCATATTCTATAAAAATATCTTTTGCTTTGGGTATTTTTTTAGTTCCTTTAAAACACATATGTTCAATAAAATGTGATACTCCACGTAAGTTATCTGGTTCGTGCGCTGAACCAACATCACAGAATAAATAAATATATGACAAAGGTATCTCCGTTTTTGATTTTTCATAAATAATACGTAATCCATTCGGATAAGCATGATATTGAAATGACATTTATGATATTATATGAAAATTATTCTATAATATCATTAGATTTATACTAACAAATAAAATTATATCAGGTTTTTATATTTTCACTAGTATATATTAACGAGGACCTTGTCCAATTTCCAACGGAACTCTTCCTAAATCGGGTTCAATAGTGCTTAAATTCCAGGGTCCAACATCCGCTTTTGCGATAACAGGATCAGAACGAAGCTGTAAATTTGGATTGCGAAGAGTTTGACCAATTGTGTCTAAACCAATATGGTATCCTGCTTGGAGAAGATCAGGCATCATAATATTTCCTTGAGACATTGTATTTGGGTTTAATGCGGACCATTGACTATTTTGATCATTTGGTAATAGCTCACTTGGATTAGCTACCGGTTGAAGGGCATATCCATTTGATTGATGGAGAGACTCCATTATTGGGTGATGAGAGTCCATTGTTTCATGATGAGAGTCCATTGTTGAATAATCGGCTTCTGTGTCAGGAGATGCTCCATGTTGTTGATATGACTCATGAGGTACAATTGTTGGTTGTGTATGTGAAGAGTAATCACTACCGCCAGTTGTCATTAAATCACGCACAGATGTTTTGGTACTAGAATACGTGAATAATCCCCACATGAGAACAATAAATATAATTAAAACGATCACACGTTCTTTTGTAAAAAACTTTAATAGGCCTTGACGGATTTCTTTAAACATCTGTTTATATAAACGGCTGATAAAATTATTTGTGTAATTAAGTATTAATTCATAGAGAATAACCTGTTATTGAGAGTTTATTCTCTAAAGTATTCGATGTTTCAAATCTTCAAAATCACATATTTTTATTTTTCTAAATCATTTCTAATTGTGGAGATTTTTCATCCTCGTCATTTTCGTCGTTTTCATCATCTGATTCAAAATCACTATCATCGCTATCTTTTATATCATCAAGCATGTATGTATTTTTTATTCGTTTTGCTTCTAAATATGATGAAAGTGCTAAATCTCTTGCGATTTTGGCTTTTCTGCGAGCTTCCCTATACATTTCATAATAAACATCATTTCTGGCTTTTATTTGCACAGTTTCTGATTCTGGTAATTCATCTAAATGAAAATCTATTTCTTCCATTCCGTCTGAATCTTTTAAATCTGCTAAAATATTGTCTTCTTTCATAAATGTATTATCCAAATCCGTTGATGTTTCAGCATTTGTTGTATTATCTGTATCTACCACTAATTCCGTCGACACGTTCTCTTCATTTTCTTGCATAACATTATCATCACGATCACGCATTAATTCTGTATTCACAGATGCTGTTTCAATCACAATTTCTTTTTCATTATTCATTACTAAATTATTGTGTTCATTTTTATTATCGTCAGTGCCAACAGAAAGGCTCGATTTTTCAATCACGGGCGCTATCGCGGGTTTGGTTTTAAGCAAACATTTTTCGAATATATCTACTGGATTTAGCACCATCATCTGTTTCATTTCCATTTCTATTTGAAAACTTCTAGCCGAGCATTTTATACCTTGTATTTCTAAAATAGTCATTACATTTGTGCTATCTGACAGTGATTCTCCTGCAACTTCTTGTTCATTTTCATCATATATTTTTAGTGTTGATTTGCCTAAAATTGGTGTAATATTCACACGAGCGATATAGTACTTCCCAGATTTATATATTTTCAAGGGTGATGTGAAATAGTTCTCTATATCGTGCATTTCCATTTCACCATCAAACCATTCCTTTTTATTTTTATGAATATAATCTTGACAATATGATTCTAAATTTTCCATCCATTGAATGAATTTTTCATTCTCATTTGTAAACATTAAATCTGTATAAAATCGTTTTCCAGCCTTTATTATTCCCTGTTTTGTTTTACATTTCGGTGGTTGAATATATAATGGTTGTTGGTTCATATAAAATCGAATAAAATGGTTACCACCGGCCATCACGCTTGGTCTAGATAATACCATTTTATTAAAGTCAAATTCTTCATTTGTATCAAAAATTTGCTCTGTTGTTGTCATTACCATGAGGTTTATAGATAAAATACTATTGTTTGTTTTACGAATCTAATCGTAATTCAATAAAAGATAATATATATGAAAAAACACGAACATGAAAAAAGAGAACATAAGGTTGAAACCCGTCACCATAATATGAATAATAAACCGGAAGCGGATACCAAATTTTTTGTATAATACATTCACGTATTTTTTGTATTTTTTTGGAATATTTATTCAACTTACAAATGCTTTCGTGGTTTGGCGTGAATTGTAATTCCCAAATATCGTCATCTAGTTGTGATTTATAGAATAGAATTTTATTTACAACATCGATAGGAATATCAGGATATAACCGTGTCATACATTCAAATGATAAAAACAATAATGCAAATAATTTATAGGAAAATTTAGAGAAACGCGTTATATAATTAAACTATTATTATACATATTTGTAAATGAAAACAATAAGAGAAACGTGTATTGAATTTTTACAAAACGAAGATATACGAAAAGATGTGAAGGAAATAATAAAACCTATTGTGAATATTGTATATAATGAAGTTTATATTTATATATGGTTAATTTGTTTTTATAATGTGTTTCTTATTTTCATAATTTTAGCAAATTTGTTTTTATTATTACAATTTCTTAATATGAATCGTTACAAAAATTCGAACAATCAGGATATAATTTAGGACAATAATATATATATATAATATATAATGGGATCTCAAAATAGTAAAAAAGCAAGAAGTGGGAAACGCTCTAGTAAAAAAATGAGAGGAGGTAATGCTGATGCACAAGAACCAACTAACACTCCTATTGTATCTTCCGCGCCATCTAATGGATCAGAAGGTGGTTCTAGTTATGTTCCTGCCGGTGCGGATATATTTAGTTCAAAATCATCAACATTTAGTGGTGGAAAACGTTTGCGTAAAAAGTTAAGAGGCGGTGACGCATCGAATTGGGCGGAAGCTGTATATGGTAAAGTAGGAACTCACCAAAACGAAGGTGGTGATAGTAATTTAATTGCAATGAATAAAAGTCCTAATACTATTGTTGGTGGTAAAAAGAAAAACGTTGCTGTTTTGGGTGGTGATATGTATGGTAATCCTGATAGCAAAAAAACAAAAAAATCGGGAACAATGAAAAAGAGAAGAGGAAAAACTCAAAAACGTAAATAAATTTTTTACAACTATTTAGCAATATTATGATTCAGTGAAATCATAATATTTTCTAAGATTATTATATAAAATGAGTGCTTGGACAAAATTTGTTACGAAACATTATAATGATAAAAAAAAGAAAGATCCTTCGTATAAATTTAAAGATGCGTTGAAAGATGCCGCTAAGTTATATAAAAAGGGTGGAGATCCTCGTCGTGCTGATACTGGTGAACCTGACATGACTGGTGAACCTGACATGACTGGTGAACCTGACATGACTGGTGAACCTGACATGACTGGTGAACCTGACATGACTGGTGAACCTGACATGACTAGTGAACCTGACATGACTGGTGAACCTGACACGACTGGTGAACCTGACACGACTGGTGAACCTGATGATAAAAATGCTAACATGTGTCATGATGTCAGATTAGTTGAAAAGAGAACAAAAAAATTAATCGAAACTTTAGGTTGTGCCCCTCAAACTGGTGGAAAAAAGAAAGTCAAATGCGACAAAACCAAAAAGGGTGGTAAGAAACAAAACAATAAAACCAAGAAATCCCAAAAATCCAAATCAAGAAAACAACGTAAATAAAACTAGAGAAGAAATATAGAAATATTCTATTATCATATTATAAACTGTAATATGATAACGACAACAATACAAAATACACCAACATCTATTACACATCAACTAACAGAAAGAGAACAATTCGCAGAAAATATAAAAAAATGGGTTGTTATAGATACTCAATTGAAAACCATTCACGAAAAAACAAAGCAGGCCAGAGAAATGAAAAACAATATTCAAGAGAGTATCCACACATACATGGAAAAAAACAACCTCTTGGATAAAAAGATAGGAATCAGTGATGGAGAACTTAGATTTGTAGAAAAAAAAGAACAAACACCACTTAGTTTTGGATATATTGAACGCTGTTTAGGGCAAATTATACCTGAAAAATCACAAGTAGATTTTATCATTCAATATTTGAAAGAAAAACGAGAACAAACTATTGTTTCCGAAATACGTAGAACATATAGCAAAAAATAAATGTGTATTCAATATATAGTAATATCAATATGATTTCAGATAATGAGAAAACTAGAGAAAAAATGTTTATAGAAAAATATATATATGGAAAAGATGAATTGGGAAATACAAGAGCTGGTGGATACCCAATGAAAGAATATATGGATTCAAATCACTCGCCTAGCGTTGGCTTCGAAAGATTAAAAGAA